TAAATGTTGCCCATTTTCGTTGTGCTTTTGTGTTTTTTAACTTGCTAAAAAACAAAAAATAAATAAAATGAACGATCATTCATTTTTGAGCGATTATTGCTCCTTATTTTACTCAAGGATCTTATGCGACAAGCTAAAACAGACTTATCTGAACAGATTTTTTCAGCGACAGATCGTTTAATGGCAAAAGAAGGGTTGAATCAACTTTCTATGCACAAACTTGCGAAAGAAGCGAATGTAGCCGCTGGAACGATTTACCTTTATTTTAAAAACAAAGATGAGTTGCTTGAACAATTTGCACACAGAGTGTTTTCAATGTTTATGGCAACGCTTGAAAAAGATTTTGATGAATCTAAGCCTTTTTTGAACAGTATCGACAAATGTGGAAAAACATTTGGTATTTCTTACAATAAAATCCCACCATTCTGTCTAATTTAAAACAGTATGAATCCTTACCTAATTTCAAGGATATTTGTAAAAACATTAATGGGTCTATTTTGCGCCCCATTAATATGTGGTTGTGTAGACAACCAGCGTGATTTATTTCAAGAGCCGGAAAAACTTCCCAAAGAAAGCTTTTTTGATTTCAACATGAACCAGAATCTGGCTATAGACATTGACTATGGCTTCAAGGAAGATTATGTGGTAGACCAAACAGGTAAGAATATCCCCATTTATGCAGATGGTCGTATTTCCCTGCTTCCGCAGGATAAAATCGGTTATATGCGCTTCCACACTCCTTATGAAGCTGTGGATGGTGTACCGGGACGTAATTACACTCAGGCAGATGGCGATATGCTGATTTCAGGTTACAAGGATGGCAATGGTCGCTATCTGGAATACACAGCCGAATGGATTCCGCAGATTGCGATCCCGAACCTGATTGTGAACTTCGATTTGAGTGAGATGAACGCATGACAGTAAACGATTATATATTACAGAAGTTTCAGACCTTCAGCGTTAACTTGTCGGAGGCTGACCTTTTCGATATATGTCTGAACGCAAAGATAAGCGGAGGGGGTGAGATGAACGAGGATTGCCACGGTCGTGTCTCTGTGGCGATTGCGAAGTTCATCCCCTCTCTATTACTCCGTGCCACTTCAATCAGTGAAGGCGGTTTTTCTATGTCTTGGAACATTCAAGGCATTAAGGATTACTATTCATTTCTGTGTAAGCAGTACGGCTTGAAAGACGAACTGAGTAACAAACCTAAAGTGACTTTCTTATGATATTCGCTCCCCACATATTGCAGGTTAAGGTTATCACCCCGATGGATAAGGATGAGTTCGGCAGACCTATTCCCGGCACAGGTGGTGAGAGCTGGCAGGATATATGCAGATGCCGTTGTGATGATGTGAGTGCGGAAAAGAAAGTATCTATCAATGGTGCTTTGTATGATTTCAAGTACAAGGTAGTCTTTGACAAGCCGTCAAAGGTTGAAGCAGGTGCAGAGGTTCGTTGTTTGAATGTCGATGGAAGCATAAGAGGTGAAGGAGTTGCTAAAAGCCCTTTGGAAACAAACTATTTTTCCTACAGAGTAATATGGTTGGAATAGATGCAGACTTTTCGGATGTTGACCAGTTCTTTGAGGACGGAACAAGCGAAGTCGTTGCTGGCATGAAAGAAGAGGGAGAGGCATTTGTTGAAGATGCAAAAGCTACCGGAAACTATCAAGACCACACAAAACATTTGAGAGAATCGAATGATTATGAGGTTAATGAAGATGGCTTAATTCTGAAAAACGAAGCTGATTATGCTTCATTCGTGGAATCCAAAGGATTTGAAGTTGCAGGAAGTGCAGCGATAAGGACAGAAAAAAGATTGAAAGATAGATTTGAACGATGATAGTAACCACCGACATAGGAAACATCCTCTACCGGGACTGCAAGATTTTCGGAATAGACATAGTACCAGCAGGAGAAACGCTGACGGGTGAATTGAAGTCCGAAAGGATTGTCATCCACACGAAGAAACAACAGACGGGAACTTATTGGAAGAAATCTTTCGCAGAAGTGAATCTATGTGTACCCAATTTAAGCGAGAATGAAGCGAACACAATCCGGCTTAACGAACTTGAAAGAAAGGCTGGCAAGCTGCTTGATGATGTAGTAAGCACCTATGACGGTACAACCTATCGTTACTCTATCGAATCAATTGGCACGGAAGCGGATACAGCTTTGAAATGCCATTACGTGAATGTGAGAATTTTATTTGAAGTAATAAATGTAAAACTATAAGATTATGATTTCAGCAGTAGGAATAAAAAGAATCTTGTTTGCCGATATTGATAAGGTAACGGCAGACATTACCCCCGAAATCGCAAAGACTTTGATTCAAGCCGCTATCAAAGCGAAAGATGAGGTTTTGAATGTACACGGGGAAACGTGGCAGATTGAGGAAACAGAAGCCTCTGTCACTGGGTACAAGAACCAATTAACGGGAAAAAATTACCGTTACGATGATGTGCCGGGAGAAGTATCGCCCGTTTTCTCTATCGGACAATATGACTGGAAGACCAAGAAAGCGTTCATGGGTGGCGATGTTATTCAGGCAACATCTAAAGATGTAGGTTGGAAGCGTGCTTTGGATAAAGTTATTATCAACAAAGCATTGTTCTGTCTGACCGATGATGATGTCTGGTTCATCTTCCCAAAATGCCGTATTGTTTCCCGTGAAGCCAATACGGATAAGGCAATTGCAATCGCTGTAAAAGGCTTGGTGCAGGAATCGGGAATCGAAGGTGTTTCTTCTGAGTATAACTATGAAGAAGGGCAGATTAAAGCTTTGCAGGCATGAACTACAGTAACCATTGTACCTACTCCTTCCGATGCGACCGTAAAGCTGGACGGTGCAACGGTCAAGTCAAAGCAGGTGAATGCTGGGGCTACCGTTCACTATGAAGTGTCGAAAGTGGGGTACGTCACTCAGTCAGGAGATATTAAAACCACTCCTTCTGAAGTTGATACCACTCTTAAAAAAGAGATAACATTGGTAAAAGCACAAGAGTGATAACCGGGGGATGGATATATACCATTCCCCCTTTTAGTTTAAGAATATGAATCAAGCAGCAAAAACGGTTTCTGATGCTTTGTTAGGGTTGGATTTCATGAATGTGGAGATAGGAGGGATGGTTTATACCATTAAACCTCCTACAATTAAAATTATCTGTCGTGCCATTCATCATTTTTCCAATATCGGCATGACTGGAGATAATGTCATGGAAGCTATTAAAGAGCTTCCTGAAGCTACTGAAGATATGCTGAAAGGTATTTCATGCTTCATCTGTGGCAGTGAGGAGCTGGCTGAAAATTTAGAGAACGGGACTTTTGAAGAAGTTAGGAATGCCTTGGAAGTCTGTTTCTCTATGATGGATATATCGGCTTTTCAGTGTGTCAGCTCGATGAGGAACGTGTCGATGCTGGCAGCAAGACCGAAACAGTAGGAAACACAACGTTCTTCGGGCAGATAGCCCATTTGATTGACACGCTTCATCTGAGTTATACAGAAGTGTTTGAGGTTATCCCTTATCGGAATCTGCTGATGATGCAACGGGATAAATTACACGCAGTATATGGTGGTCAAAAAGTGAATAGAATCAGTGGTAAGGAATTGGCTAATCGTAGGAAAAAGAAATAGATATGGCGAAATTATATTTTAAGGTAGGTAGTGACTGGGAAGAAGTTGTAAGACTTCGTAATGAAATTGCAAAATTAAAGCAGGAGTTAATGAGCATGGATGGCACGCAGTCTCCTGCTGTTTTCAAGGCTTTGAATACCCAACTTGCTGCATCCAACCAAAAATTGGATGAGTTGGTGACTAATGCAGCCAAAGCTGGAGCAGAGATGGAAACAGGATTCAAAAGGAAAATCTTCGATGCTTCTCAGGTAGTGAATGGATTCACAGAGAAGATTCTTGCTCAAAAAACGGTAGTTAAGGATATTGAAGCGGATGTAAAACGACTTGGGGATGCTTATCGTATAGCATTGAAAAGGAATCCGTTATCAGCAAATGGCAAGTTAGAAGAATACAATGCTGCCCGCAAAGCTCTTGATGAAGAAAAGGCGGCTTTATTTGGATTAACCCAACAACAAGCCGAAGCGCGTCTTTCCGTAAAGAAACTTCGGGATGAATACGCCCTTTACAATGATACTGCTAAGGAAATCGTAGAGAGTAACAACGGAACAGTA